ATCTCCGTGGTGTATTTCAAACTTTTCATCACGATCTAGATACTCATGTATTAACTCAAACTGAGTTTCATTCATACCATCGCGAGTGCCAGTGATGCCGATCTTAGTCATCTTAGTTGATTCATGCATGTCGTTCATAATAGGTATATACCCTATTGTACCATTCGTTGCGCCATTCATCATACTCATGCGGCCATACATCAAACTGCTGATATGTCTCTCCACCGAGATCCGAGCCATGGTCACCTCGGCTACACATAAAGATATGTCCTTCGCGAATATTAGTTCCGTAAATTTCGTTGTGTCCTTCTGCATATGCTACTAGCTGTAGGAAGTAGTTTTGTACATACTCTAGCTTCTTAGGCTTGTTGGTTTGTTTGAAGTCCATTATACAAGGTTGGCCTTTGTACTGTCCAACAAGGTCAGTAGTGCCTGCATACATCTGCGGAACATACAGAGCAACTTCACTGCCCCAGATCTCATCTACATCGCACATAGCATGTTTAACTACTTCTTGTGCCATCTTGTGTGCTTTTTTAGCAAACGGATTGCTGCCCGGTGTAGGTAGTTCACCAAAGTCAACATAGTCTTCAAGGTACTTGTGCATACGTGTACCAACACCAGCAGCTTCTGTGACTACTTCTTGTGCTTTCTTTTCACCTACACGCTTACGCCATTGCATAAGCCCTGTCTTGTCGCTAGTTGCATCAAGAATAGTTGTAACACTAGCAACAGCATGACCTTCAGGAGTCATATACTTGCGCTTGCCGTCTATTTGCTTACGTGAGATTGGTTTGTATTCGTACTTGGAAGTAATTAAACTACTCATGATCTAATCCATTGCGGCCGTAGTCATTCATATCAAAGTCGTTGTAGTATGGCTGAACATCACTGACGCCGTCTTCTGCATCTACAGTTGTTACTTCTGGAACAAAATGTTTAATCATTTGCTCTACACCCTGTCTAAGGGTAGCAGTACTACCAGCACAACCGGAGCATGCTCCACCTAGTTCTAATAGTAAGTGTCCGTCTGTATATGAAGTGAATTCAATTGTACCGCCGTGACCGGCGACCGCAGGTTTAACTTGCTCTTCAATTAATTCTTTGATTTGTGTGATGACTTCTTCGTCTGTTCTACTCATACTGCTCTCCTAGTTATTAACTAGTATAACACAATTGTACTAAAAGTCAAGAAGTATTTTAAAGATCGTTGCCAACATCAGTAGCTGACTTTGCCATTTGACTTACTTTCTTATCGCCGGTTGTCTTATTATCACCTGGTTGAGGTATTTCGTCTGAACCTTCTTCAGTTTCTGGATCAATGCCACGCTTGTTAAAGTTACGTACCATTGTTTTAACTTGTGGATCAGTTTCGTAGGCGTTAGTAAATGATTCGTAGTTGAATGATTCACCATCTACATTTTGCATTAATTTGTTAAGGTCTAAGTTTTTAACACCTTGTTTGATATCTTGAGGGTTTGGTTTGTCAAAATGCAAAAAGACAGCGTGACCGTTTTGGTCTGCGCTGCCTATTACAGTTCTTAATACTTGTACTAGTTTACTAGGACCAAAGTCCTCATCTTCTATTACTTTTTTTTTGAAAGGATAGAACCTAATCTACGTGACTGCTCTAGCATAGCTGCTTTTTTGTGCATTTTAGATTCACGCTTTGCTCTGCCTGCTTCGTCTGTGCCGCCTGCTGCTGCGCCTGCTGCTGCAAATTCGTCGTCTACAGTTGGCTCTAGATCCATATCTACATCACCGTCTATTTCCGGTGCCATTTCTTCTTCACCGTCCATTGGTGCGCCCATGTCTGCTGCTGGTGCTTCACCTTCGCCAGTTAACAAACTAACACCAGATGTTAGTGCAACTCGTGTTGTCTCCATTGATCCGTAAAGCTGCTCTAGTGCAGGCTTAACAGTGTTAACAAATGTATCTGACTGTGTTTGTCCCATTTCGTCTCGAATAGCATCAGCTAGTTCTAGCATAGACTCTGACTGCATTTCTGCTGTGTCTTCCATCCAACCAGTTAAGCGATCGACCATGTCCTTTGATGCCATGATAATTTCTGCATTGTCTTCTGCGCCTTCTTTAAGAAGCGATGTAAAGTAATTATTAATAATATCTTTTCCTTCGTCTATGTGCTTTGATTCATTTTTCTTTTTAAGGAAAGCTGGCTTATCGTCTGACTTGTCACCTGGTGTGCCATTGTCATCCATTGGCATCTTACCGTCTTTTGGCTTCTCGTCTTTAGTATCTTTAGCTGCTGGCTTCTTGCCTGACTTCTTATCTAGCATTTTTTGGAACGCTGCTTTTTGTGCTGCTGATTGCGCTTCTTCAATTGGGTGATCTTGGATATCATCGCGTTCTAAAATTGCAGCATTTAGAACATCAAGGAAGAGCTTGTTCTTGCCGTAAGTTTCATTGCTGTCAACTCCGCCGTAGCTTTCATTTGTTTCAATGTCGAACACTTTAGATCTAACTTTATTTCTAGCATCTTGAAGTTGCTCAAGTGTAAATGAGTCTGTATCTAAACGTGTGCCATATTGTTTGGCAAGCGTCTCGTTCAACGTCTTTGATGTAATCGGTTTGTTAATGTCTCTAATTTGCATGTTCACTCTTCCTAAGTAGTCTGTTATTATTATTTATCACTTTCAAGAGAATATGATATGATCAAGACTTTGTCTTGCTTGATTAGTTCTGTCTTTTGCTATCTCATACCTAGTTGTTGATATGTTACGTTTAAAATCGTCAGTTGTTTTGTTAATAGTGTGCTTATAAAACACACAATCGTTAAAATGTTTTTGAATAGTATTATCTAAATCTAATACGATGTTAATACTATCAATACCTTTCTTTTTGGCTAAATTTCTAGCTACTGCTACTGCTGCTGTCTTACAAAATGTTCTTGCAACTTGTAAGTTAGTTTCACAGTCATATACTAAAAATCCGTTCTTACTGCTACGAATTATAATTTTACCGATACGAATTGAGTTTCCTTTTGCATAGGGAAACATTGTTAGATCTAAATTGCCGTCTACAATTTCTTGCAGTTCTTTTAATACTTTTTTATTGATCATTTCTCGCAACCATGATTTGATTATTATGTCGTATTTTACTTACCAAACTCTTTTGAATTAGGGTGTTAACTATGACTTGCTGTCGTTCGTTAAAAGTTAATATTGGAACAACTGTATCGAGGTCATCGTAAACTTCACGCTCTTCATTTGTCATGTAGATAGTAAAGTCTTTAATGAGCTCGTTTAATTTCATCTTAAGGTTGCTTTTTGTTGCTGTAGCGATTTAAGCTGCGCTTGCATTTGTTTAATTTGTACGTCAAGGGCTTTTCGCTGATCTTGTATTTGTTTATTTCTTGCGGCGGGGTCAAATGTCTGACCCGGTGTAGTAGCTGCTTGTGCTGTTGCAGTGTTTGCAGGGGCTTGTTGAGTACTAGGTACCCCGCCAGTGTTAGTTCCTGTCATAGGTGCTGCTGTTGTTGGCGGCAGAGGTGCTTCGTTTATTAGATCGGTCATCTTCATATCTTGTTTCTCCTTGAGCCAGCATTCATACGAGCAACTCTTTTTGACGTAGGGTTAGTCCGTTTAGTCTTTGCTGATTTCACTTTCATATTTCCGCCGCCTTTAGCTTTAGTCCTTTTAAGTGTTGCACTTTTCTTAATATTTATTGGAGCCATACATGCTGCTGCACTTGCTCTTGTTTGACCTTTTCTAGGTCCAGTGGTACATCTATATTTAAGAGTAGCTTTGCCAGGTGACTTGGACCATGCTCTAGTAACTGCTTCAACAGTTACATTTTCAAAGATTTCTGCTACTATCATTTGTTTAATGTCCTTAGTAGTTTAGATGCAGGATTAGTACGCTTAGTCTTCTTTGCCTTACGTGCCATTTTCCCACCAAGCCTAGCTCTAGTTCGCTTCATGTTGGCTCGTTTCTTAATATCAATTGCTTTGAAACACTGTGTTGGATTTGCTACAATGCGACCAGCACGTTGCCCGCCACCACAGCGATACTTCCGCACTACTTTAGTGCCCTTACGAGCCCAAACTTGTTTTTCTTCTAAAGGTTCTGTGACTTCTCTTAATAACATACAGTTATTTATCCGAGAAAGGGTTACTGTAATAAAATTACTATAACTATGGATACTAAACTAGCAACGACTGTGCCAGCTGTGCCGATAAGTACTTTGGTCATCGACTTTTGACCGTCTAAAATATCTGTATGGATGTGCTCAATCTTTGTTTCAACTTTGCCGAGGCGGCCTTCTAACGCTTCATAGCGTATTGCACATAAATCAACGTGCGCTTCTAGATTTGTTCTTTCTAGCTCAGTGGCCATCTTATTCTCCGGTTAGGTAAAGTGTTGCGTTAGCCTGGTTGTGTGATTTAAGATGCCTGGTAGACTATTTGCCTACAATGTATTTATCATTCTTCAATCATTTCAAACACTATATTAGTGTCGTTTGCACAAGTGGTACGGAATATTTTATTATGATTGTGTGCAGTTTCGTCAAGACCTGTAACTACAGGAACTAAATCAAAGTCTGTTAGTAACATATCTTCATTAAGGGCACCTTCGTATTCTACCGCAAAGCAATACTCCCATACTCGTTGTTTACCTGTAACAGACTTACCAAAATTGTACTTACTAACACTTTCCACAAGTGATTTACAATATATAGGATTAACGTTAACTCGTAGTCCTACTGTTTGTATTGTAGTGTTGTAGTTGCACTGCTGACTGTATAGTTTCTTGTCGTCAGTTCGTCTTGCATGTGTTTCTGTGATATCAACAACTGTATATATTTTTACTCTCATACAGTATTTAAGTCATAAAAAAAGAGCCACTTAAAAAGTGACTCTTTACATCGTGACACAATATCCATAAAAAAAGCAGCTCGAAAGCTGCTTTAGTGTGACGCCTGCCCGGTGTAACGGACCGTAATCACGATTCTAAGGTAGTTAGAATTTATGCTGCGCTTAACGCATCCAAGTCACGAATAAGAACAACTTGAGCTGATAAATCAATACCGTCTACTGTTCCTAATGCTTGATGTCTACGTGTCAAAGATGCCGCATCACTGTGATGTCCATCAATGATTGCAAAAATCTTACCTGCTGTACCTGTTGATACATACATTAAAGGTGTAAATTCACGTACGACTGCTTCGATGCATCCGCCAATACCGTCTTTTGCACTAATGTTTGCACCGCAATCAATTTCGATTGCTGTGATTTGCGATGTGCTGTAGTGTTCGCCGTGATCATAACCTGATCCTGCGCCTGCTACTGGGTTTACTCTTGTTTGCTCTGCCATTTTTATATTCTCCTATGATCTAAATGGTCCCTTCACCCTCTGTGAAGTTCTTGTAATAGTATTTAGTCTTTTTATCAAAAATATTAATTTTTGCGTATATTTCGGGCTCTTTTAGCTAGTACTTTTAACATTTGTACGTATCCAGGGCCTGCTGTAACAATATCGTCTAGTATTTCTAATGCAGGTAAAAAGCCTCGTACATATGCACTGGGTATACTTTTACCTTTTTTAGCATATTCAATAAACAGTTTAGCTTGCATTAGATTACTTCCGCCAACTAGAAACCTATACATAGCTAAATCTCTAGCGTCAACACGGGTTGCTATACGATCAAATGCATCTTCATCTAACAACTCAATATCATCTAGTGTTGATAGTTCTTCTAGAAACTTATCAACTTCTTCATCTGTAACAATATCGATATCGTTTTGAATTGCTCGAATAAAGTCCATATTAGTCTCTTTTAGCTCTCGCTGCTTGATCTGCTTGTGCTGCCATTGCATCGTCATCTGGCTCGTTAAAGTCATTATCATCGTTGTCAGTATCGTCTAAGCCACTGTCAGCATGATCAGCTTTAAGTGCATCATGCGATGTATCAATTTTATCAGCATACGCTAGTAGCTTCTTAATAACTTCCATACTAACACCTGACTTTGCAACTAATTCTTTTGGATTCTTAGGACCAAATAGTGCGCCGTAGTTTGTTAACTGATCGCCAACTTTAGCCATAACGTTTGATAACGCATCGTCTTTGGTTGTTGTAGCTGCTGTCATTAGCACTCTACCTAAGTTAGCTAGTTTACGCTGTTCCGGTGAAAGACCAAAGTTATCTGCTACTTCATTTATAATATCATTCATTTTCATAATTTTAGTTCCTTATCGTACTACTGATCTATTTGCTCTAGTAAATGTTTGTCTTGGCACAAGTTTAACATCACCTTCTGGATGGGCTAAAACATATCCTTCACCACCTTTAGCATGTGTATCTTTTGCTGCTGGGCCATGGTCACCTATCTCTGCTGTAACATCTGCATCGTGCGAATCAAATTGATTAATAATTTTATCCTTAATTTGCATAATACCTGACACCACTTGCCACATTGCATCAAATCCTGATTGATTGTTTTGGATATGAGTTGCAATGTTCTTTTGTTTGTTTGCTGATAATTTAGAACCTGCCATCCAATCAAAGAAGTCAGCACCTAAGTTGTCTAAGCCTGTGTCTACTTTACTGTTAGTATATGTATATAATACTTTTGCAAAGTCAGATATCTTTAATGCTACAAGAGCTGCGTTATCTAGTAATTGATCGATGCTTGCTGCATTCTTTGCTACAACTGCTTTGAGTTGATTAATGTCTTCATCATCAATTTGTGCTTCTTTAGACACTGTTACGCTAGGTACTATGAATACTTCATTTCCTTGCATTTGCAAATCTTGTGGTACTGGACCTGGTGTTCCAGCTTCGTCTAACAACCGGTGAACTACAACACCTGTAGTTGACTGTGCCATGCGCTTGCCCAAATCACTGTTAACATTTACTTTATATGTAACAATGTTAGGAGTAAACGTAAATTTACCATCAATAACTTCTGGTGTAGTATAATATAACAAGTCACCTAACAAATAACCTCTAAAGTCTTTAGGAGTTGCTTTTTCATATTGATCAAAGATAACTGACATACTATTAGCAAACGCAATACGCTTTGGATCTTCTGCGTTCTTGCCTCCGCTGCGTCCTAGTAAATTACTTGCAAGATCTTTACCACTAGTAGCACGTTCAACTCCGCCTGATTTAACAAAGCCGCTTTTGTCTGTGAGTATAAACTCACCAGCTTCATTGCGACCAAATACAATAGCTGGAGAACCGTCCCACTTAACTGTTACGTCTGTGTGACCACCTTGCTCTAAACTCTTAAGGCGTTCTAATGCACGAATTGCTCCTCGACTGCCTTCCCAGAACACAATGTCTTCTGCGTGATCAATACGAGCGCCTTCGTCCAGTTGAATAGATTCCCCGACAGCTGATCTTGCGTCAGGACCTCTGCCTCTAATCTTTGCTAAAATTTTATCTGTTTCAGCCTTATCTTTTGGATCTCCAGCAACAGGTTTACCATTGGCAGTCATTTGTCCTGGAATACCAATATCCATGCCGCCTTTATTTCTAATTGTAAAATCATTACCAATGCTTACTGGAGGTTGCAATTCACCTGCGCTAACTACAGCCGCTAACCATCTATTGGCAAGTTTTAATTCTTTATACCATATCTCATGAGTCATTCCTGCATCAAGTTGATAGCCTGCACCCATAGGAAACTGTTGCTTAATTAGTTTTGCATAAACAGCATCACCTTCTAGATTTGTCTCAACTAGTTTAATATCACTGTATCTCATCTGTTAAATGCTCCTGATGACATAACAACACTGTTCAATGGTGCACCGCTTAGTTCTCTAATTCTACGTAGCTGTTTGTCAGCTAGTGATTCAACTGCTATTGATTCAGGTATTCCTTTGCCGGCTTTTGCCATTGTTTCTTTCCACGGAGCAATAAGCTCTTCGTAGTTTGGATCGCTTTTGAGTACTGCAAACATACTTTCAACTGTATGTGTGTCAGCTTCTCTTGCGTTTGGTCCTAATAGTATTTTTGCAATTTCATCCCAATCGTCTGCAACAACATTATCTCCGTTGTTAGGATCAACAATGCCTTTTGTAGGACTAAACTTATATCCGCGGCCTCTTGCTAAACTTGATAGCAATATTGCTCTGTCGGCACCTGTGTAATGCTCTGTTCCGCCACGCTTGGCTCCACGTTGTAGATTAGGATTATCTGTAAGCATAAAGTCTGTTTGAACAAAACCGTTCTTAACATCACCCCTGATTGGAGTTTTAAAATGTACTTGAAGTCCTGCGTTAGCAACCCAACCTTGTGTGAAAGTTCTGCCTTTGTTCATAATTTCTAAATCAGGTATGCCTTGCTTTTGGCACCATGCAGTAAGTTTTGCAATTATTTCTTCTTTAGGTAATTCTCTTACATCAACATTGAGATCTAAATCGCCCGACGAGTTCTCTTCAAACGTTCCATCTTCTTTTGTCTTCTTGCCTGTTGTGCCAAGCATGTCTTCATCAATAAACTTAAAGCCGAATGTAGAATTAATCCAATCTATTGTAGGCTGCACGTCAGCTGTAGCAATACGCTGTGTCAGTGGAGTAATTTCCCCACCGTCAACTTTTTTAAATACGTTGCCGCCTTCAAATAAATTATTTGTCATTTTTCTTGCTCTCTATTATCTTATTGATTCCTCGTTTAAACTTACGAGGATCGCCACTCTTTATGCTATTGATAAATCTGCGTTCTAATTCGCCAGCAGTATTGTCATCATAGTTAGAATTTATTCGGTTAAGGAGATTAATAGCACTTTCAATGATATTATTAGCAGTCGACTCGATCATTCGATCAGCGTTGCGGGTTTCAGTTAGGCTGTTTAATTCTTCTAAAATACTTCGTGTGCGTTTTTTCATTGTTCTACTCCGTAATGTATTTAGCGTTGTTATAAATATGTGTGTAATAGATGAAGGAGGGCATAATGTCAATATCTACAATGAGTTTCAAAGAAAGATCCTTACTGTTTGCCAAGTTATCAAGTATAGCTTATAATAACGTAAAGGAAGCAAAAAGTCAAGCGAAGAAGTTAGGGTTCACAACTACTGAGTTTTATGAAAAAGACGGCGCACAAGCGTATCGTTTCATGAACAAAGATGATTTAGTAATTGCATGCAGAGGAACACAACCGACTGAGTTTAATGATCTAAAGGCAGATCTAAAAGCGTTGCCAGTAATGGCAGAAACAGTAGGGCGAGTACACATTGGATTTAAGACAGAGGTAGACGACCTTTGGCCAATGATAGAAGAAGATATTAATCGTAAGGTAAATGTATCTAAAACACTTTGGTTTACAGGACATAGCCTAGGAGCCGCGATGGCAACTATTATGGCAAGTAGAGCAAAGCATAACGTAGAACTAAACGATCCAGTCGAACTGTTCACATACGGTTCGCCTCGTGTAGGTTGGAGAATGTATTGCAATAGTTTGAATGTTGTACATCATAGATGGAAGAACAATAATGACATTGTCACTACTGTTCCTTTTGCTGTTATGGGATTCAAACATCACGGCGAATGTCATTACATTAATGCATACGGCAATGTTCGTAAGCCTACAGGCTGGCAGATGTTTAAAGACAGAATGCGCGGCATGTGGATGGGCATCAAGAAAGGTAAGATTGATAACTTCGGTGATCACTCAATGGTTGAATACATCAAGTACCTTGAAGCATACGCTTTAACCAAATAAACTGCTGACTGACTCTTCGTTGGTTACACGACGAATAGCTTCACCAAACAAAGGCGCGACACTTACCTGTCGTGTCTTTTTGCAGTTTTTAGGACAGCGGTCTGCAATCGAATTAGTAATCACAAGCTCTGTGAGTACACTCTTTTCAACCTTCTGACACGCTTCTCCGCTCAACACTCCGTGTGTGATATATGCACGAACGCTTAGAGCGCCTGCATCCATAATTGCTTTGGCTGCGTTACATAGTGTACCACCACTGTCGATAATGTCATCTACCATAATAGCATGTTTGCCTTTAACATCACCAATCAAGTTCATTACTTCACTCTTACCTGCTTCGGGTCTACGTTTGTCTACTATAGCAATGTCTGCGTGGAACATGTCTGCAAACTTCCTAGCACGAACAACTCCACCTGCATCTGGGCTTACAAATACTGTGCCTTCATCTGTTCCTACATTATGTTTGATGTCTTTAGCAAACACCAAACGACTTGTTAAGTCATCAACAGGAATATTAAAGAAGCCCTGTATCTGTCCTGCGTGTAAATCCATCGTAAGTACTCTGTGTGCGCCTGCTGTAGTAAGCAAGTCTGCAATTAGTTTTGCTGTTATAGGTGTACGACTTGCACTCTTACGATCCTGTCTAGCATATCCAAAGTATGGAATAACTGCTGTAATTCTACTAGCACTTGAACGCTTGGCAGCATCAATCATAATCAACAGTTCCATTAAACTGTCGTTAACCGGGGTAGCAGTTGATTGAATAATGAATACATCTTCGCCTCTAATGTTGTCTAAAAACTCTACACTTATTTCGCCATCAGCAAATGTAGTTACCTTGGATGGAACTAGAGTTGCAAAGGTGTTGTCTGCAATCTCCTGTGCTAAAATTGGATTAGCATTACCGGCGATGATCTTCATTTTCAATTGTGATCCTTTCTTAAATTATTGTTATAGTTGATGGATTGATTGATCAACCCAAGGTCTGCATTTTTATATGACTTAGCAGTATTGACTAAGGCATTCATGTCTTTAGGAAAACAGTGTCCTCCGTAGCCTCGCATTTCTGTTACTTGTATATGACTGTCTCCAATACGCGGATCCATTCCTACTCCGATAGCAACTGGATCATAATCTATACCTGCTGCTTTGCACAAGTCATACATTTGATTAAAGAACGTTACTTTGGTTGCTAGGAATGCATTACGGAAATACTTTGTTAGGATTAGTTCTGCAACACTTGCATTGGTAACACTAATGTCTCCCATAGCATCAATAAACAACTGCGCCCAGAAGCCTACGTTGTCGCCGCCCATCATAAATTGCTTTGTGTTGGCAAAGTCTTCTAGTGCTGTTGCTGCACGTAAGAACTCTGGACTAAATGTAAGATTAGATTTGATAAATTCTGTACGAATTAAATCCCATCCTTCTAAACTAATTGTACTTTTAATTAGTATAGGCACAGGTGGTGAATTACTAACTATATCATATACATTATTAATGTTACATGCACCGCTTTCGTGTTGTGGGGTGCTCACACAAATAATAATTGCGTCTGCGTGTTGCAAGTCTGCGTAGTGACCAAGTGCTGGGTCTCTAATTAATATCTCGTGATAGTCTTTCAGTGCTGCTTCGTGAGCCTGGCCAACATATCCGTATCCTGCGATTCCTATCTTCATAGTGTATCCTGTGTTTGTATACTTTTAATTATACATTCATTGAGCTGTATGTCAAGAGAAAAGGCTGTGCGTCGACACAACCTTCCCATTTAGTTTAGAATCCGTTTGGTACTAATACATAGTGTATCGCTAATACAATTGCTACCGATGCACCTAGTCCAATCATCATCTTCTGAAAGTCTCGTGCTACCAAAGGAAACACACTCTTAAACTTCATCTTGCCTGTAAATGATGCAATAGCAAGTTCACGTCCTGCAAGCATACCAACGAACACCCAAGTAGTTGACATAGGTATATCGTTTAGTTCTTTGAAGAAGTACAAGCATAGCCAGTAGAACAGATCAATTAGTGTAGCACTAC